TTTCCAATATGCCAGTTTAGAATCATACGTCTTGTTACGTGAATGCTCACAAATGCCATCGTGTGCTATGTCTTGATCACAAATGGAGCACCGCACATCATCACATTCACCGGCCGTCGATACTGTAAGATAAGTCCCGTTAAGGACTTTTTCTATAGCAGCACTATCAACGATATTGAAATACAAATCTGTATGACATTTTGGAATATTGGTTGTTCTACCAAATTTATTAACATAATCCATCGGATTATCTTCAACAAATTCGGCACTAACAATCCTTCCTATAGGATCCATTTCGGATTCATGATATAGAACAACTGGCCGTTTATAAGGATTTGTCCAAGTTAAATAGCCGATTGCCATACCATCAGCTCGATAGAAAAAGCCATTCTTATTAACAAATCCGCCATGCGTAGCCGGGACTTTAACTAATAATCGATCCGGGAGATTATCAGCAGAATCCTTAACCTGCACTTTGAAATTTGTTTGAACAGCTTGTATATGTTCGGGTCCTATGTGGTAACTATCTCTGAACCGCATACTGGGTCGATATCACCTCCTCTACGTTAATAATTTTCGTTTTACGTTTAATCATTTTAGTCATTTTTGGGAATTGTCTTAGCTAGTTTCTTGCCAAATTGATTGGTAGGTTTCTGTTTATTATCAGTGTCCTTAGAATATGGATTATCTGCTAACGTCTCATCACCCGAAACCACTAATGCTAATGGGATTTTAACTAACCAAGTTATCATTTTCTCACGCTCAGAATCGGGAATCGGATCTAAACCCAACAACACGCGCATCTCGTCTTCTGTGATTGAATTATGTTCATATAAATATACAACGTGAGTTTCTTGCTTTATTTTTTCAGCTAGATCAATTTCGGGAATATATAAGCTAACTTCATCTTTTTCGTCCATGGTTAGCCACTTATATCCACCTTCAGCCAGTAATTCCTTTATGATAGAAAAATTAAATGCGTGTTTTATTGCACGTTGAAATACCGCAGTGGTATTTTGAAATTCCTTATCAAGATATACAGCAGTGCCGCGGTTAGCAGTATCAGCTTCGCCCATTCCTATTCCAGATATTCCCAGCCCACCTAGTACTCGGGTTTTCCAATATTGAAGTATGGGGCCCAAATCCATCCCTTCACGTTTTGTGCCCAATACATCAATCTTAACCCGATTTGTAGTTGTTAACGAGCCGTGCGCTGGCATAGCTTCAATCTGAGTATTCAATTGCGTTATTTCCTCTGCCGTTCCGGGATCTCCCTCATCGCCAATCATAAAGTGGAACAATGGAATAGCATGCTGATATGTTAGAATATTTGCATGCTCTTCTACCTGGCGCAAAGCCATTATGTCATCCATGACTGGGACGACCATCGGGGTTCCAAATGCAAATCCTTCTTCTTTATGCAAATATATATGGAGAGCATTATCTGGCATAATACTTTCTGTATCAGCAAATAAATATTTCTTAATGTTACCGCTATCATCTCGTTTAATTTTCACATGCAGCGTTGATTGAGGGAAATAAGCCGCGACAGGTTGAAGCAATTTACCGGACAGTGTTCTGCGTGGAATTCCAGAACTGGCGGTTTGCTTCCTAACTTTTATAATGAAACAATTGGAATATATAATAAGCTGACGGCTAATTCGTTCCAATAATTCTTGAGTTGAAATGCCTGAGACCTCTGCTATCTCCCGCAATCTTTTCTTGATATACTTCACAGTCTTCGGATTCTTCCCAGTAATCTTCCAGCCATTTTTCCAAATTTGTTCCTGAATCTTATCGACTGCTCTCCTAAAGATACTCTCTTCCAATAAACAATCCCGAATAATTAATAGGTTGGATTCGGGTGCTTCATATAACTGTCTATTGAACCGCCCTAGAATCGAAGCCAAAATAGAACCAACTGATTTAACAGTTCTTTGAACTTTATCTTTACTCGTAGTATTAGCAGTGATTTTTGAGGTAAAAAAAGGAATTTTCAAGCTTTTCCTTATTGAAAAAGATGAATTTGAACGTTCATCAGATATTATATGACATCAATTATTAAAAAGCAAATTTATTTTCTAATCGCATGTTTCGTAATAAGTTACTGTGTTTGCAATTCATTAATTTTATCTCTTAGCTCAGCTAAATCGGTAGTAGACCAACCCTCTGAACAAGCATCGCCCGGACTATCATAGCTTATCAGAATTTTTTTCATAATATCGGGGCGTAACTTAAGGACTTGTCCTGCAAAATATTTCATTTCAGCTTTGGTCACAACATGTGCATCTTCAATTAATGTTCCATCTTCCTTGACATTATCAAATGGAAACCCAGAAATGGTGGCGGGCGGTGAATATCTCTTTTCCTTAGCCAGATATTTGGGTTGCGCTTCAGATTTAGTACAGATATAACCAGCTTCCCACGTCTTAATGAACTTATCAAGAATATTCCAGATAATGGAAAGCCGCTTTTTTCGCTCATATAAGTTCAAATTAACTTCCCATGTCCCTACACTCATATCCAATTTATTGCCCAACTCCGTTAAAAGCGTTTTCAACTCAATTTCCATTTCCGAAAGGATATTACTAAATTCTGAAACAAGATCATCCAAGGGTAAGCATCGCGCCAATTTAGATTTGCTATTAAGAATCGATTGCATTACTGCAATTTCCTGTTTATTCATCCAGCCTTCTAAAGAATTGCTCAAAGAAGTTATAATAGTTCCAAGAGCAGATGAAATTATAAGCCCAAGCAGGTTGTTAAGTCGTTTTGAATTTAATTCCAAATCCAAATCACAGCCGGTAATAGCAATTTCAAGCGCGAATCTTAAATTTTTCAACCATTTAGGCACTGTAGTAGCAATTCCACCAAAGGCATTAATCAAACAGCAATAGGTTTCAGGATCCAGATACCACCCTCTGATCGTTCTTATCAACCTAGCGAGTGCTTTATCTAACGCCTGGAGATAATCTCCTTGAAGCAGCAGTTCCAAATTTTGGGAATCGCGATCCACTTCTTTAATAGCTTGACTCAATGCGTCTGAGTGAAATGGCGAATTTCCACCAATCTGTCGGACACTGTCTCGATCTATTATTCCAGAAACCATATCGCCTAACGAATTGAAAATCGTTCTAGAATTTTGCATCGATAACTCGAATAAAATAGCATCCTTGTTGGGCCCAAAATTATATTTAATAGCATCTTCTCGTTCTATAATGACGCCATATACATATTCCAATAGGATAATAGCATATCTGGTTAAAGTTTCCACGTCATCTAATGAAACACTTTCCGTCCTAGTTTGCGACATTGGCATGACATATCCGCCAATATTAACATATGCCGGTTTCGACTTTGGTCTTTTTTTCCTGAAAAAACCCATTGCCGTTCGCACAACGGGTATATTATAAAACCAGTCTTCCAGTTGGTCCAGAATAGAACGGAATGCAGCTTTTAGGACGTTAAATTTTTTCTTTTGATTTATTTGTTGCTGAATTGAAGCTACACTTTTCCCTTCAATAGCAGCTGAATATCGCGAAATGTTTTTGACTACACCATCTTGGTAATCAGACTTGGCTAAATTATAAGTTTTCTTATTAATGTAATTATCGAGTTTTCCATCTGTAAAATATAAAACAGCTTCAGAGACTTCCGGATATTTTATGGGATCGAATTGAATAAAGAATTCTGATAGAACACTTTCAACAATTTCGTCAAATTCTTGGAACTTTGATTCTATAGATTCAAACAAATCTGCAGCAGCCTCAATCTCTTTATCACGCTGTTCTTTAGTAACATCAGCTTTGAACGGTATCGTTCTAGGATAGAGGACCTCTTTAGGATATACAGATTCCGCGGTGCTTACTTTAAATTTCTTTTCCGGAAATTCAGCCTCGCCATGTGGGTCTATCTCAGAAACTCTTGCAGAAGAACTAATGGCTTTTTTAAATGATTGTATAACTTTTGCAAAACCTTTGAAACTTCCAGTTGCCATAGGTTACCTCGAAGGACGGGTGAATCTTCTTGATGGAAAAGATTTTTGAATCACTCGCCGCCGCCGCTTCGGCTTTGCGAATATGCCATCAGTATTTTCTTTGTAATTATAATTGAGTCCATGTATTCTAGCAACTTCTGCTAATTTTCCAACTTTCTGGGGCTGACCCGCCGTTCCAACCTTCCTAGGCTCCGTTTTACCAGAACCAAGTAATGGTTTTGGATTAATCCCTATCTTTATTGGCTCTCGAGGTAATATACTGTTCTTGGATAAATCCCCAAAATTATATTCAAATCCGAAAACAGCAAGCATGAATGCATCTAAACTGTGATCATTTCCTTGACTATATATAGGATCGCCAGAGATAGTTGTTTTTATAGCTTTATATTCTCGCATCTGCCCTACAAGCAATTTACTTTCATCTTCAGAAAGCGGTAAAATTAAATTCTCAGATTCCAGCACATTCGATGATATGTTAACCATAAGAGGTTTAAATCTCTTATTGGTGGGCTTCCTCGTAAGTGGATCGATAACTTCTATATTCGAAGCAAAGTTATATGGAATAATCTTTGCAGCCAATTTCTTATCGCGTTTCTCCAGTGCATATTTACGCATCAATTCAACTTGCGTTTCACCATATCCGGCATCTACACAAATGAATTCCGGTTGAAAGGCATAATAATACTGAATGATACGTTCGATTGCAACAGTCTGCGTAAACTCACCAGCTTCAATTGATTCCACTCTGAAAACTCTATATTTATGTTTTAAATCCGCCCATGCTATAGGTGGATATAATATCTGACTTACGCTTTTGTTCTGATCTTTTCTATAGCGGTTTGCACTCTCTAGAAATCTATCATCACTTTTCGACGGTTTATCAGCTAGTATATATTCCAATACAACCATTCTTGTTCCGATTTCTGGGGTGTTCCAGTCGACCCCTATGACATATTTATTTTCAGGATTATGCACCAAATTATTGCAATTGTACTGAAGTAGACTTTCGTCAATAAATTGATGTCTGAAAACTCCAACCAGTTCTTCGCCCCAGTCGCCAAGCACTTCGCGCTTATAATCATTTTCACCATACTGCCTCAAGTAAAATTCTTCATCAGCCTGGGTTAAATTTGGAATGCAGTCTTTCCCAAAATAATGGGCTTCAAAACCGTTCTTCTCAGATTCCGTGCACCATTTAAAGAAATATGCTCGTGACCCGGACGGAGTAGAAGATACCCAAAGTTCAGTATCCGCCTGCGTTTGTAGGATTATGAGGATTGTGGCTATAATTTCTTCTGGAATATAATCAAATTCGTCCAAATAAAGATACTTTGCACCTTGGCCTCTAACAGGAGAGCCTCGTCTAGAAAGTTTTCCTCCAACGGGCATTCCCTTAATTGACGAACCATTTTTAAATTCCAATATAAAATATGGATGAGCGATCGAACGTTTTATTGATCTTTGAATTGGAGAATTTGTCAACAGACCTGCCATGGCATCAAATATTTCAGTCGTTTGAGACACGTATGGAGCTAATATTAAAATGCGGGCTCGCGGATCCATAAATGCTTGATAAAGCGCCCGCGCAGCAATCGTAACAGATTTTCCAGTACGCCTGGCAGTTCTAATAACGATTTTAGGATGAGTAGCTTTCAACAGCTCATGTTGCATGTGCCTAAGTTTCAACTTCTTCGTGGGATTTTCTGGATCACGCAGATAATGTTCACACCATAGAATTGGATCTGCTGCAACCTCCAATTCGTCAAGTTCCTTTGTAGAAAGTCCTTTAGCTTTTAAGTCTGCAGCTGATAACTGTCTAAGCTTCTTTAATCTTTTTTTAAGTAGTACTGAAAACTTCATCGTATATGAATTAATAGAAATTTGGCATAAGATTGGCTTCGTTACCTAAAAATCTACGAGCATTCAGATTATGCCGCTGGATGGCATCGATTGCCCTTTGTCTTTCAGTCAACGCTCCTGCGGTTTGGAAGGTGGGAGCATAACCTGAACCAAATTCAACTGCTCGTATACTTTGTACCAACTGTGGCGCCATTCTCGCGAATGTGCCCGCCATTGCGCCTGCGCCTTTCATTGTTGAATACGCTAACTTTCCTAAAATTGCGCCCCATAGAAAAACATTTAATCCTGTCATTACGCCGCCCGCTACTTTTCCTACAGTTGCCCATTTAGCTGCGGCTCGAATTTCTTTAATTGCCGGAATACCAGAGAACATCACGGCAGGAGTTTTTGGAA